CTCGTCGTCCGTATTAATATCTTCAAGATTCATCGCATTTTGCCGCTTATCTGCAGGAACTTGAATTCGTCCCATGTTTACTTTGGCAGTGTACCACGCCGGCAGTTGTCCTTGAGGAGGTGGGGCGCCCATCTGGTTTAACTCAGCAAACGACTGGATTGCCACATTATTATTGGAATTCATACGAGCAGGACCCATATTACGACGGCGTACCGCAAAGTTCCTTACATTTAATTGACGACGCGGGGCTCTTGGAGGAGAGTCCATTCTAATTAGGGGTGTGTTTTACGGTAGGTCTTAATCTCACGGTGTTAATAGGGAAGAATGTCTGTTCTTTATTTGGCGCTCGCCATTTACATTGTCGGGGTAGCCCTTGTGCTATATTTACGTCCCAGTGTGATGTTTCATCCCGATAATGGAACGTGGAAGGAATTCGGGCTTGATACTGGTCGCAATAGCACCGTATTTCCGTTCTGGATGTTTACAATTATATGGGCGTTCCTATCATACGCAATTGCCAGTATCGGAAACGTCTTTGTTGCGAATGTTGTTCTACAATCTGCATCACCCGAAGAGCACATTGCTACGCCCATTAGCGAGATTCGCTACACGGAGGCTATGCCAGGCTCGCAAGTTGTACATACTGAAAATGCTATGGTACCCGTATCACGCCCCCGCGCTCCTAGCGGAGTAAGGACACCTCGTATGCCTAAACTAGCGCCTCCACCGCCTATGCCTATGCCAATGCCTGCAGCAGTAGTAGCAGCAGCAGCAGCAGCGCCTACACAACTCCCCGGTTACTATATCGTAGAGCCTCAGGCATCCGGTGTACCTAAATTTATCTATTACGGACACGAGCCACCTTGTTTTGAGAACCTAACACCACGCTCTTAAGATACAGATGCTGCAGTCTTATTTGCCGTTTTGTTTACATTATCTGCCGCTGCCTTTGCCTGTGCACTTAATTGAGACAATGACGGCATTGTCATCGGTGTTACCACATCATCGCACATACCCGAGAAACTTGCACCAACCAACGTACTAATTGCTCCCGCAAATGCGCCGAAATAACCATAGCCAAGAGAAGCACTGATATTTGGATCAATATCCGGCGGTAACAAATTCGTTACCACACCACGCAGCGGTGCGACGAGCCACACGAGCACTAGCGTTACTACTTGTATTAGTAACGCTAAGCCCGAATTGTTTGCCGCCTTCTGTATACTCTGTACTTTGCCACAATCCTCCTTCTGCATCAGTACAAACACTCCTAGTGACGCAAGGAATACAACAATACCCGCAAATAGGAAATACGAGATAAGCACACGGATTTCATCGGGCTGAGTGCCGAGAGCCGATCCTAAACCCATAAATACAAGGAAAGGAATAGTAAACATCAATAAAAACATACAAATTAACATCGCAATCGTAAATGTCATATTCATTCTTTTCTTCTTTCTCTATCCCTGAAAAAAAGAATGGCTGCCCGCGCAAAACGCACAATCGACCCCCGTAAGGTAACCGATCTAGATTCTTGGCTCGCAGCATATAAGTCAAAGTATGGCAATGTTGTTCGTCGTGGTGGTGACTATCTTGTGCTCGACCCCATCAAATACAAAGAAGACTTTACGGGCGCACTTGCAGCACCCGCTGTTACCATACCCATCACAAAAGCAGTTGATGCTCAATTAATCCTTGGAACAGCAAATGGATTTCCACAACTCCGGGCTACTGCTGAAGAAACTATGAAGAATCTAAGTGAAGAGCAAGCGAAGCGTGTTGCTATAGCAATTGACGCAGTCAATGACGCAGAAACAGAATTGCTGAAGGTTACGCAGGCGTGGAATGCGGATAAAAATAGTGCACTTGCGATGGATGTTGCCGCTGCAACTATTGCACTACAGCAGGCAGAAGCGGCTTTAACTGCCGCCCAGTACCCAGTACGCTATATCAAAGCAGAAAAAGAACTTTTAATAAAAGATCTGGACTATGCTACACACAGTGATAAACGGTTTCACAACGAACTCTATCGTCTTGTAACGAAGCCTACGCTGCTTTCGGGACGTATTGTTCCGTTTACTGAAGAGGGTAAGGTCTAATACGGTCCTCTACCTTATCGCAGTCCACCGTCTTCGTGTCGTACTTGAAACACGCACCATTTCTATCACGATACACTAATTCGCTGACATTCTCCAAATTAGGGTATTTCGTAATCACCATTGGCGCTGGCTTGAGAATATACACACAGAATATTCCTATAGCAAGACCAAATAAGAATGGGAAGAATTCCAACTTATTAAAAAACTTCATCTCCTATTAAAGTAAGGATGTTTAATTTCATAAACATCATTGACCGCCCTGGATTTGCTACTATAATTAGTATTGTCCTCGGGTTCGGTCTCGCCTGTATCTTCCGTCCGCTCTGTAAAGGACCTGACTGCCTTATTATACGCGGTCCGCCTGTCAATGAAATCCGCGGTGCGGTCTACCAGTTTGGCGCCAAATGCGTAGAGTTTGACGCAAAAGCGGTTGAGTGCCCGCCTAAGAATAGCAAAATATCCGTAGTCGATACGATGTCGTTTGCGGCGTTAGGTTAACCTGTATTTCTAACAATGAATCCGTGCGTTTTTAAAATGTCCCGATTCTCTGTTTCTAGTCTAAACCCAATGTCTGGCTCTCCCGAAAGCGGCACGCCCATTGATGCTCTGGAGTCGGGTAACGTAACTAATGCGGCGGATGCTAGCCGTATGGCGGAAATCCTACGCGACATGAACGCCTCGGGTGCCGATGTTGCCGCCGGTGGTCAGCAGGCTACTGGTGCACCTCAGATGATGCCACAGATGCAGCAGCAGATGATGCCGCAGATGCAGCAGCAGATGATGCAGCAGATGCCGATGCCTATGAACGCCATGGCTCCTATGGGCAGCATGAACGGACAGATGCCTATGATGGTACAGCAGCAACAGCAACAGCAGCAGCAACAGCAGCCCAACTTTGTCCCCTACGACGACGAGCCCAGCAATGCTACCGGACCTAAAAAGAATGTATGGTCTAATATTCTTGACGGTCTTATTGACCCACTTGTTGTTGCTGTACTGATATTTACCTTATCGCTCCCGGTACTCCAGACATTCCTAAGTAAGTACGCCACCTGGGCATTCAGCCTCGGTGGACAGCTTTCGTGGCTCGGTCTTATTGCGAAGTCCATCCTTGGCGCAGTGCTCTTTGCATTCTATAAGATGGCGGGCTCCGCTTTGGGTCTATGAATCAAACAAAATCTGGTAGTAAATTAGAGTCATACGGATGAAGTCAATTCGTTCATTAGTAAAGGGTAATCTAGAATGTACCGCTGGATACGCTGTTTTTGCCCTTGTTTCCGTCTACGTTCTATATAATAAGCAACCCGAAACGGTGGGTCTCGGCGCTGGCGTTGCACTTATCCTTTATGTTCTGACTGGCGGTAATGTACTTGTAAGCAGTGTACTCGGTGCTCTTGTATCACTAGTAGCACTCTACTATTCCCGGACCCCTATGGTGCGCGTAGAGGGATTTCAGGACGAAGAGGAGAAGGAGGCGTTTGAGGATAAGGAGGAGGAGGGCTTTGAGGAGGACGATGAGAACCAGAAGAAGGAGGAGGGCTTTGAGGATGACGATGAGAACCAGAAGAAGGAAGAAGGCTTTGAAGATGTATCCAAGGAGAAGAAGGTAAAGAAGGCAAAGGCAAAGGCGAAGCGTGTTGCAGAGAACCCCGCTCCCGATAACGGCGACCGCGCCGAATTCTTCAAGCTCGGCAAGAAGTACAAGCTGCCCAATGAGGCAGACGATGAGGACTATCACTTGGATGCCGGCACAACATTTATGAATGCCTATAAATCGCTCAAGCCCGACCAGATTGCCTCTATGTCCAAAGATACGCAGGAGTTGATGCAGACTCAGAAGCAGCTGATGGGTACGCTGGCGACCCTCAAGCCGCTCATCACCGACGGTAAGGAAATGATGGAAATGTTCCAGGGCTACTTTGGTAAGGGTGGTATGGGAAATTAAATAGTGGTTTTAGTATTAATTTGATTGTGTGGCACTATAATCAAATTAAATTAGCACGAAAATGTAAATGATGCTACGCATCCTTGTCTCATTTCTTGTACTTACGGCACTTCTAACTGCCGCATTAGCATATACCTATTATATCCGCCTTTCTGTTATTCAAGAAGGATTCACAGAGGATGATATCTCCACGGCTCAAAAAGCTCTCGGTGAGGCTCTTCCTCAAATGGACCAGGCGACCATTTCACATGTTCTCAAAATCGTTCAACGTATGGCAGGTACTATATTGAATCCTGAATTCTTCACCGATGCTATCCGTCGTAGTTCAATGTCACCAATGGATATGGCGCGTGATTACATAAATTCCCAAAAAGCAAAATCGTAAGACACAACAGAGGATGGCGCGCGGTATTGCTAACCGATTGCCCAAAATGCGTGGAGGCGCAATAGGCGGCGCTTCCTGCCCGCCTGGCGTATTATGTATGGACTTCGGTACTATCTTTTGCGTTATAGCTATTGTTATTGTCGTCCTCGGATTCTTAGCGTTCCTATGGAATCAGTCGTCTGTAGCTGCATCATCATCGCACACCGAGAAGGCTAAACCACGCTACAAAGCACCGCCCGAAGAGACGGTTCAGGTTGTAGCAACCCGAGAAACGGCACCCCGTCTTGGCGGTGGCGTTGCCGCTATGCTAGGACCGCTAGGTCCGCTAGGACCCTGGGCGCAACCAACCCGCGGTACCGGTGACCCCCGCTTCTCCCCCCTTGCCCCTGAGCAATCGTACTACACACCGCCCGACCCTGGCTTCGTCTCTCCCCCTATTCCCGCCGGTGTCGGTGCTATCGTACCTATCAATGTACAAACCCAGGGCTACCCTGATACGTACCAACAAATCGGTGTTCTTACAGCACCCGGTGGTACAGATATGTCCGCATCGCCTAATCGCACAATACTGCCGTTGTTCGGACGTAAACTTACTACAAACCGAGACCGCTGGAATTATTATACCCGCACTGACGGAATGAACCCCGTTCAGGTCCCCCTTCAATTCAAACGCCGTAATTGCGATGACGACAACGGCTGCGATGAAATCATTACCGGCGACTCCGTCGGTGTACCTATCCTAGGACAGGCGTACACCGCAAATGTCTTCCGCTATGCCACGCCCCGCTACTTGCCCGTATAAGCGGCTCACTTAAAAAACGTAGGAAAATCAGAGACGGCATGTCCAAGAGTGCTGATAACTTCTTTTCCTGTAAGGAAACTCCCGTGAGCTTTCCTTCAGGTCTGAAAGCGTCGTCTATCTATGAGAGTCCTTCCAGCACATTACGTATAATTTCCCAGATACCAGGTCCAGGAAATTATACCGGTCCCTTTGATTTCTTCTTCGATATCAATGAAAATCCTACAACATCTATACATTTTAACGGATTTATGTACAACTTATCCAAATCATATTTGTGTATTCCTGGTGTACATAAAATTGCCGGCGAAACAAAGGTCTGCGACGCAGAGATTGTTATAGTATTCAATCCCTCACAATCATCATCAGCCGAAAAACGCCCAATTATGCTATGCATCCCTGTAGAATCCGGTATTCGTATAAATCCGCAATCGCAAAAATACTTCGCGACACTCGGTACCGGCGTCACTGCAAATCGTCCTACATTCGGCTCTATTTTACAACCGAAATCCACTTTTGTTACCTATAATGGATTCAACTTCCTATTACGTATAAGTACAACCAATACACTCAAAACGTGTTCAGATATTCCTGACTCTCCAACAAATAATGTTCGATACCTGGTTTGCCAGAATTCTATTGGAATGACGGTGTCCGATTATGACCGCTTTAACGGTAAACTGGCACGCAAACCCCGCC